CCAGACCTACGGTACAGGTCAGGCCAACCACTGTTTGATTCAATGAAGGAATACCAATGAATCAGAATGCAATTGATACGTACAAGAGATCACAAGCCTCTTTCACTCGCCCCAAGATCACCTCGGACAGTACTAAGTTGATGCAATTGTGTGTCAAGCTTAGGTGTATTGTCCCTGTGGTGGAGGGTCTAATGGCAGACGTACGGGAGATCTCTGAGGATATGGATGCTATCCGTAAGAGAATGGAGTACGGTCCCGATTATAAGGAATCTGAATAATGATCGAAGAAGAGTACGACTACCGTGATCACCATGTGGTGGTCGAGATTGAGTTGATGGAAGACAACCAGAAGATCTGGTACTTCGTAACCTGTCCTGACGGGGAAGAAAGGACTGTAGATGTCTCCCCCTACGGTAATCAGAATGAACTCGTAAAGAAATGGATTGAGATATTCATGAAGTTTGGGGAATACCCTGAACGTGTCGGGGTTGGTCCCTTGACTATGCACGATCTTTGTTTGATTGAAATGGGATATGATGCCGAAGCTGCACAAAAGAGTCCTAGAGATTTTAAATGATTACCTGAGGTCTGCCAATGTGGCGGGCCTCTGTTTATTTCTATGCCGTAAAGGCAGAAAGACTATTATGTCTAACTACAACACTAGCGTTTCTTCACCCGTCCGTGGCCGCATTACCCGCAAGGACGGTCTTCCGTTCACTGCAAAGGTGACCTTCTGGATCAACAAGACAGATCCAACGGCCAAGAAAACTTGGGAAGTGGACCTGAAGGGACACACCATTCTCGAAATGCTTGATGAAGTTAAGCGAATCGAGAAGAACTACAAGGCTAAGTACGGTATCAAGTGCAGCCTGTGGAAGGTGAACAACGGTCCCAACCTGTTCAAGGATCGCATTGAGGACATTAAGAAGTCCCGTCGTGAGTGGGCTGTCGCTCAGGCCGCCGGAGGTGAGCGTTGAGCGGCTGCTCCACAATGGAGGTGTCCCGAGTCCCCTCTGAGGCAAACGTCTCAGAGGGGGTCTCCGGGCCTCAGGTAGATGTGGTCACTGGCGTATTGTTTCTTGCGGTAATTGTAATTATATGTTATGGTTGCCTAAAGAAGTCAGATTGAATCCCCGATAGGAAGGTAGCGTCTAAAAACCCACGTTATAGTAACTACTTTCCAAGGAGATAAAATGCGTAAGCTAGTTGATCGTGAAGGTTTTGTTGTGGCAGGTTGTTGGGAGAAAGCTACTAACCTTGTGGTGAAAGACAAGGTATATTTAATTGTAGATAGAACCCATCAAGATAAGAACCTCAATGAGGTACAACAGCTACACAATAAAGGTGAATTGAATGTACATGATCCTGTTTGGCATCACTTCCCTGCTACTAAAGAGCAGCCTCAGGGTATGCTCAAGGTATTCCCTAGTATTGCACAGCAGTGGAAGAACCAGATGAATAAGAAGTACATCAAGCCTCACACCCATAAGTTGGATAGCATTGACTCATCTAAGTTTAATGTTATCTTGTCTAAGTATCGTTATGAATTTTCAGAAAGTAAGTAATATGATTTGGAAGATTGTACGTAGTGGTTCTTGGTTCAACGTTGTCGTTGTTTCTACTAACAAGGTGGAGGACGGCTTTAACAATAAGGAAGATGCTGAACGTTTCATGGCACACCTTGAAGCTGAAGACGGGAGGGATGTAGCTAATGGATAAAGAAATTGCAAACGATTTGGATACTATTTCCAACAAAGCGTTTATCGCTTTTCAATATTACAAAGAAGAATGGGCTGACTATTCTAAAGAAGAAATAAATAAGTTTATTCTTCGTGATATTAATAAGATTCAAGAACTAATTGATGGCATTAAACTTAAAATTAAGGAGGCTTCTGAATGTGTGCCTACGGTAGAGTAATAGTAAAAATAGAATACAGAGGAACCATAATGGAAAGTATGTGGTTCCAATCCTACGAAGAAGAACTATCAGATAGTCACAAAGAACACATTAAACACCACGTTAGTGAACACTATCCCGGTGAAGAAGATCACGTTCGTATCCTTCACCGTCTTGAAGACATCTCAGCAGAAATCATGGGAGAACCAGATGAGTTTGTTTCTAGTGCCAATGAAGATTGATTTTGTTGATAGCATGGGCGGTGACTTGACTACTGTTAACTGCGCCCGTGTCTCGTTTGGTAAGCACGCTAATAAACTTTCCGAGCATGATAAAAGATTGATTACTTATCTTGCTAAACATGATCACTTCACTCCGTTTACCCATAGTACTATAACTTTTAGAGCAAAGGTTCCTATCTTCATTGCTCGTCAGTGGTTCAAGCATACAGTAGGATTTTCATACAATGAAATGTCTCGTCGTTATATTGACGAGAATCCTGAACTGTATGACATTCTAGACACATGGAGAAAGAGACCTAACAAGTCAATCAAGCAGGGATCTTCAACTGAATACGTTGACCTAGAATCAGATGAAACACAAGATGATATCTTGGCTCACATGCTAGGTGGTATTGATATGTATAATTTTCTAATTGAATCAGGTGTATGCCCTGAACAAGCACGATGTGTCTTGCCTCAGAATGTAATGACTGAGTTCATTGTAACTGGTAGTTTGTCAGCGTGGGCTAGGTTCTACAAGCTACGCTCTGACTCACACGCACAGCAAGAGATTCGTTGGTGTGCTAATGAGATTGATAAACAAATTAGAAACTTACCTCAGTTTACTTACTCTTGGTTCGCGCTTAAGGAGAACAGCAATGGCTAAAGGTTTGAAGATTGTAAAAGATTTTAAAGGTAAAACGTCTGGTCGCCCCCGACGTTCAAAGAAAAATAAATATGGCATTAGAAAACGTGGAAGAAAGAATTAAAGGTAAGGTCATTAAAGGATATGGTATAGCTAAACTTATAGGTTGGCCTACTATTAATATTCTTAATGAAACAAATACTTTTCCTAGTATTTACTATATTTCTCATAATACTTATGGTCAAGGAGTTGCAATTGTATTAAATAAATCTATTGAAATACACTTTTTAAAAACAGTAAATAATTTTACAGATGAATACATTAGTGTAGACATATTGTTTAATCTGTTTAAAGATAACATAAAAGCAATACCTAATAATATAATAGGTATTTTATACAAAGGAATATTGGAAGAAAGAAAAATGTCCCCGAAAAACAACAATGACTTTAGAAAACTTGATCGAGCAAAGGATAAGATTAAGTTACCTAAAAAAAAGCAAAGATCACAATGGTCTGAATCAGCTAGTGATAATTTAAATCTACCTGATGATTCAGTCGATATTCATCCAGATGATTGGCTTAATTTTGATGATAATTCAAATGAAAGTGAAGGTGCTGATTGACTGGAGCAGATGGTTTGCTAATATATCAGATGGGTTGTTTTGATTACTTCATTGCTTTAGGAATTACCGGGCTTGCGTTAAGCTTGGTTATGAAATTTTTTGATAAAGATTAAGGAATTATAATTATGTCACACGAAATTACTGCTACCGACTCCGCCGTCTTTCAGGGAACCAAGGCTTGGCACGGACTGGGCTATGTTGTTGAGGATGATATGAGTCCTCTTGCTGCTGTTGAAACTGCTGGCCTTGATTGGTATGTTCACAAGACTGACGGTGTGTTTGGTTACACCGACAAGGGTACGACCGTAATGGATCACAAGCGTTGCATGACATACCGTGAAGACACCAAGGAATCACTTGGTTATGTGTCTCAGGACTACAATGTCTTCCAGAATGTGGAACTTGCCAAGCTTGCGATGTCTGTCTCAGAGAAAGCTAATGTTGAGTCTGCCTTCTCTATGATGGGCGGTAAGCGTATCGTCCTGCTACTCAAGGGTGGCAGCATTGAAGTTGGTAACATGAACGATGTGCTTGATGATTACTTCTGCCTTGTCAACGGTCACGATGGTAAGTTCTCTCTTCGTGCCTTCGGTACGTCAGTGCGAGTGGTGTGTAACAACACGCTTCAGATGGCACTGTCGCAGGCCAGAGGTCAGACCTATTCGATCAGTCACAATGGTGACTTCGAGACTAAGCTTGATGATATGCGTCGAGCGTTGGGTCAGTACACCAAGTCACGCGACTGGTTTGCTACTACCGTTAACGAACTTGCAAAGAAAGAAGTTAATACTAATGTTCTTGAAACGTTCTGGATGGAAGCATTCGCAATGACTGTGGGTGATGATGTCCTTAAGGATCGTGACCGTTCGATCAAGGAGTCCATCAAGTTCCTTGAGAACGTCAAGGTTACCTTTGAACAAGAACGTGACGCACTTAAGGTGCCTGCTTCCATGTGGCTTGCTGCTAATGCAGTGACCAATTACGTGCAGCACAAGACCGCTGACCGTGGACGCAAGGCTTCATACGAAAGTCGGGCTGGCGACGTGCTTATGGGCAAGAGGGCTGACCTCTCCCGTAAGGTGATGAAGCACGCCATGACCGTGTAATCCCCCCGCCCCCTTCGGGGGGCAACCTGCCCTCATAGCTCAGTTGGTAGAGCATTCGGCTTTTAACCGATCGGTCGCAGGTTCGAGTCCTGCTGAGGGTATTATGGCTCTGTGGCGGAATTGGCAGACGCAACGGACTTAAAATCCGTCGAGGGTAAACCTCATGGGGGTTCGAGTCCCCCCGGAGCTATTGAAAGGAGGTGCTTATGTACGGCAAAGGAGATAAGTATCGAGACGTTGATAAGAAAAGGTATGATGAACAGTACGAAAAAATCTTTGGTAAGAAAAAGTTAAACAACGCAGAGAGTAACACTAAATGCAAACATGGAAAGACTACACGAAAGAAGAGCAAACAAGGTTAATAAACCTTCAGTTATCTAATGAAGATCGCGCTGCTAATCAATCGATTAACAAGTATCTTCATAATGTTAACCACAGTCCTTCATCTTCTCCTCGTGAAAAAGAATTTGTATTTGATTACAGTGAGTACTTAGCTAACTACCTTGAGTGGACAGAAGAAAAGTATAAAGATGTCAAGAAGAAACCTTACTGGTTAACTATTGCACAACTACTTGGACCCGAACGCTGCGCTTGTATTGTTGTAAAGGTATTGTTAGATAGCTGCCTGTCATCTAGGTTAATTCAAACTGCTGATGGTATTAAATACGACAGCAATAACTTGGGTGATTTCAAGGGGCAGACTAAGCAAAGTGTACTCAGTCGAATAGCCCGTGAGCTATGGCTTGCCATTGGTATTAGGTCAGCTAAAGAAAACTACTCAGAAGATTTCTTTAGGCAATCACATTACTTTAAGAACTGGAATAAGAAACGCATGAAAGCGTTTGCTAAAAAATGCCAGACGTTACCTAAATGGGATAACAAAAAAAGAAATGTAGTTGCACTGTCTTTCTACGCATTGATGGTAGGCGACGAGGATAGTGTCATGCCTTTTGTCGATGATACTATTACTATTGTTAAGAACAATCAGATTAAGAAGTATACTATTGTAACCCTTCGTGATGAGTTTACTAATAACTTTGAAGAGTTCCATGCGTTCTATCAATACTACAAGTGGTTGTATTATCCTATGGTTGTTCCTCCCATCCCACACCAGTGGCCTTGTAATACGCCTGATGAGTACGGAGGATCCCTTAACATAGAGTATAGGAAGTCATCGATACATAATTCCCGTGCTGGTAGTTATCATAAGAATAACTCTCAGCATTCTCGTTCGTCTGTAGAAACGTTAAACAATTTACAGCAAACGGAATGGAAGGTTAACAAGCGTGTGCTTGCAGTACTTGAAAACTTATACAAGTCAAACAATCAAGTGTGCAACCTGCCTCTATTTGAGTTAAGTGAGTTTGTGTTTGCGGATCCTTATCCTGAAGAAGGAACTAAAGAAGAGATAGGCAAATGGAAACAAAAGAGGACCGAGTGCTGGGGTGAATGGGAAAAGTCTAAACAAAAAAGAATGCAAATGGAAATGCGTTTACTTATTGCTAATGACTTAGGGGATTTAAACTTTTGGCATAGTTACTCATGCGACTTCCGTGGCCGTGCTTACACCCAGTCTACTATCCTATCTCCGCAAAGCGGTGACTTTGATGCTGGCCTTATTCAATTCGCTAAAGGTACAGAAGTAGATGATGGTATGTTGTACTGGATTAAAGTTAATGTAGCCAACCTGTGGGATCAAGACAAGATCCCTTTCGATGATCGTGTTAAATGGGTTGACAACAACATTGAAATGTTAAGTCAAGTAGCGCAGTTTCCAGAAGAAACAGTAAGGTTATGGGAAGATGATAAGAAAAAGAAGAATGTTTCCTTTCGTAGATTGGCTGCTACTTTTGATTTGTTTAGTGCTATTAATATTAAACTTTCTTTTATACCGATTCATCTTGACGGAACTTGTAACGGCATACAACACTGGGTTGCAGCTATGCTTGACGAAATGCTTGCCTCTTATGTAAACGTATGTGATACAGCCAAGCCCGGTGACATGTATAACTTTATTGCTTCTATGTCAACAGACAAAATGATCGCAGAAAGAACAGAAAATGATTACTTCGATTTGTTCTTGACTCATTGGGAAGAAACTACTGACGATAATAAGATGCCTCGTAGCTTGCCGAAGCGTACAGTTATGTGCGATCCTTACGGAGTTACATACTATTCAGCCCGTCAGTACATTAGATCAGAAGGACATCTTGACTGGTGTCGTGACATGCTTGAGCCGAAAGGCTTGAGTTGGCAAGGAGCTATTGTTGAATGCACTTCAGTTATTTGGGAGTCATTACAAGAAGCTTTGATTCGGCCTAACCTAGCTAAGGAGTATATTAAAAGTTGCGTTGAGTTGTGTTATAACGATGACGAAAGAAAAAAGAAACCACTTGAATGGGTGACACCTAATGGTTTTAAAGTTAGGCAGTACTACACTGAACACATTGAGTATATTACTGATATAGCTTTATTACTTAAGAACGACGTACGCATCCGGCATACAGCAGAGATGTGGCAGTTTACTGATGAAATGAATCCACGAAAGATGATGACGGCAATCCCACCTAACTGGGTGCATTCATTGGACGCGGCCCACATGAGTATGGTAGTTAACTATCTTGCTCGTGCGGGTTGCAAAAACTTTTCTATGATTCACGATAGCTTTGGTGTTACATGTGACTTCGCTAAACAACTAAGTGAAGTAGTAAGGATAATGTTCTATGAGATACATAAAGAAAACCAACTCATTAAATTCAAACAAAGTATTGAAAACTTTGTGGAACACCCCGTCCCAGACCCACCCGAAAGAGGTAGCCTTGACCCAGAAGAAATCCTCAGATCCACCTATCTCTTCAACTGATTGGTTGAAAGATATCATTGACTCTGGTACAATGGTACGTATTGATTGGGTGGATGCTCAAACATCGGGTGGCCCCGGTTGGGTTGAAGCTGAAGATATGCAACAGTGGGCCTTTGACAAATGTGTATTGGTCACAACAATAGGATTTGTTTTAAATGAAACTGACAATAGTATCTCTCTTACTGATGCTATTCAACACGACGGAACTGCTGGAGGTTCAGTTCATACAATACCAAAAGAAATGATTAAATCTGTACACGAACTAGGTATTATTATGGAGACAGAAGATGATGACAACGGAACCACATGATATGATGGTACTAGGTGAGCAAGATATGGAAGATGCTCTTGGTACTATTGAAGAAAATATAGCTACTAAAACGGAATCTGTTTACCATATTTATTTGCCTCATATTAACTGGGTAAAAATTATACTAGAAAACATTACGACTATTGGCGAAAAGCTAATTGATCCTGATAACATTAACGAGAACTTGGTACAAATTGAATTTATCATTGAAGGAACAGACTATGACGAACCAGATTACGAGTAAGGATCTTGATCCATACAACGACGATGACTTTATCTCTTGTATTATGATTGTTATTCGCACCATTAGGCGTAACGGTAGATGGCATAATTGGCATGAAGATGAACTTCTTAGTGCCGCTTATACACATGCTCTTAGAATTAGAGAGAGGTGGTCAGAGGACAAGGGTAGGTTTATGAAATACCTTTTTGCTTCTTTACCATTTAGAATCTCTGATGAGATGCGGTATCAATCAGGACACAAAAGAAATCCTAACTACCTTACACCCGGTGAACCTCGCTTCTTTAGTAAAGAACTTCAGCTTGTAAATAAAGAAGATATTAATTATATCGATTCATTAGAGGCTGACCCGATTGAGCCTACTTCAGATTACGATTGGGAAGATAATTACGATTGGTTTGCTTTGACTCCGGTCGAAGAAGAATGTGTCCGTTTGCGTATTAGGGGGATTACCCTAAAGCAAACAGGTATTAAACTAGGAGTAAGTGAGTCAAGAATATGTCAAATTCTTACTAACGTAAGAAAGAAGTGGAAGCACCACAACGAGGAGAACAACGATGAGTAGAGTATTAGTTATTGGTGACCTTCATGCTCCTGCTGTACATGAAGATTACTTTGAATTTATTAGATCAATACGCCGTAAACATCGTACAGATCAAACAGTTTTTATTGGTGACGTTATTGATCACCATGTTATTTCGTATCATAAGGCTAACCCCGAATCTCCTGATGCAATCAAGGAGTACGAGCTTGCCTTTGAGACTGTTAAGAAGTGGTACAAGGCGTTCCCTAATGCCTACGTGACTATCGGTAACCATGACAATCGTGTGCATAGGCTGGCTGCGGATGCCGGTATCCCCGCTATGTATCTTAAAGAATACAAAGAATTATATAAGACAAAGAACTGGGAGTGGGTACATAATGTTGAGTTGGATGGGGTTTATTACTATCATGGCACCGGTGCTGCTTCTGCTTACCCGGCATTTAATGCAGCTAGAACACGCAATCAATCAGTCGTTATGGGTCACCACCACACAAAGGCGGCTATTAACTGGCTCAGTGGGCCTAATAATCATCGTATTTTTGGCATGTCTGTTGGCTGTGGAGTAGATAATACCCACTTGTCTATGCTATATTCTGAACATTATTTGGTAAAACCTATGCTTTCATGTGGGGTAGTTCACAACGGACACCCGATACTAGAAGTAATGCCGGTGTAAAAAACCCATGCTATAACAAACTACGGTTAGTCCGTAGGGAAAGGAGAACAATGTCAGAAGAAACTATGACAACTGAAGAGATGAATACAACTGAAGAAACTGAAACTATGGGGCAGCCCGTAGGAGTGCAGGCAATGGTAGTTGTTAAGTACCTTGAAGAAATCTATGGTGCAATTACTATGCTTGCTACTAACATTAACGCTCAAACTAAGCAACTTAAAGAACTCATTGAGAACCACGAAAAGGAACCTAACAATGGCTGATCGAATTACTGCATCCCTCAAGACTGATGACCTCACTGTCAAGTACTCTCATGTCTCTAAGCCTGATACTAAGTATAACGCTGAAGGAGAATATAAGGTTACTGTTGAACACGACGAAGAACTTGAAGCTACTCTTCAGGAGTATGCAACCAAGTGGAAGGTTGACCAGCCTTTTGTCAAGACTGGCAAGGATGGATCACAATTCATTACTTTCAAATCTAAGTATCAACCCAAGATGTTCACCACCGAAGGTGTCGAAGCGCGTACTCCGGGCTTCTGTTGGAAGGGCGATACAGTAAACATCAACTCCGTTATCTATCCCGTAGAGGTTATGGGTAAGACCTATCTTAGCCTCAAGTTCAATGCGGTTCTGCTTAAGGAAGTAGCTACTGACAGCGGCTCCTCATCTAACTCTAACCCGTTTGGTACAGGCAATGCCGTTAGTTCCTCAGAGGTTGACACCTCCGATGGTGAGCAGCCCGATGAACCAACGACTGTCGTTACCGACGAAGTGCCGTTCGGTTAAGGAGGACGTATGAAGTGGCGATTTGATATTAACCCAGTCGCTGCTAGCCGTCCGAGAGTGTCTAAGTACGGACACGCATACTTTACTGGACCCTACAAAGAGTTTAGAAAAAGCATGGCACAATTAGCCGAAGCGGTTCTTGGAGAGCATATGCCTTTCCAAGGGCCGCTTTCGGTTGTGCTGGACATCTATGTAACGAAACCTAAGACAACTAAGCTACGGTCACCTAGAGGGGACGTAGATAACTATGCTAAGGCTTGCCTTGACGCATTGAATACTTTGATGTGGGAAGATGACAAACAAATAGAACACTTATGTATTAGTAAACGTTGGACTGATGGTCCTGAACAAGACGGCTGGTTTGATATTGAGGTAATAAAAAATGATTGATGTATTTAAAAAGACTCTTATTGAGTTAATCCTTGACGCAAAAAAAGTTACATCTAAAAACGATGAGGTTGGTTTCCGTTGGGAAATTAACTTGACTGATGAACGAATGGAAAGCATTGCTAAGGAAATTAATTCTGATGATTAAAGAAGAAAGTTATATGGTTGACCGAGAGCAGTGTCCCAAGTGTGCTGCTGATGGTCATGACAGATCAGGTGACAATATGGTTGTCTACTCTGACGGTCACAAGTATTGTTTTAGATGTGAGACGTATGTCCACGGAAACTTTGACACCCCTAAGGAAACTATTACTATGACAACAACTGACTTTACTAAGTACTCTGGCTCTTGCGTTGACATTCAGGATAGAAAGGTTGATCACAAGACTTGTCGTAAGTATAACTATCAAGTTGCAAACATTGGCGGCAAAGAAGTACACATCTCTAATTACTATCGTAATGGCGAGGTAGTCGCTCAACATTTGCGTGGACCTGACAAGCAGTTCAAGTGGACAGGTACGCCCAGAGGGTGTGAGTTGTACGGCCAGCATCTGTTCAAGTCTACTGGTGGCAAGAAGCTGGTAATTACTGAGGGCGAGATTGATTGCCTGACTGTGAGTCAGTTGCTTGGTACGTGGCCTGTTGTCAGCTTGCCTAACGGCGCAACGTCAGCAGTCAAGAGTGTCAAAGAGAACTTGGAGTTTATTAATTCCTATGAAGAAGTTGTTCTCATGTTTGACATGGATGAACCCGGCAAGGAAGCAGCCCGTAAGGTGGCTGAGATCCTGCCTCCGGGCCGCGCTAAGATTGCTGCCCTGCCATACAAGGATGCAAACGAATGCGTTCTCAAGGGTAACTCCAAGGCTGTGGTGACTGCCTTCTGGGAAGCTCAGGCATATAGCCCTGACGAGATCCTCCATGTCAGTGACATTCAGGATAGCACTGAAGAGAAAGAAGCAGAAGTGTGGGCTTTCCCGTGGGACAAGATGTCAGAGTTCTTTATTGGTCAGCGCAGCGGAGAGATTACTCTGTGGACTTCAGGTACTGGCTCAGGTAAGTCAACCATTCTTCGTGAACTTATCCATCATCACTTGAATGACGGACGATCTGTTGGTGCTATTATGCTTGAAGAGTCGCCAAAAGAAACTATCGATGATATGATTTCGTTGATGCTGAACAAACCAGTTCGTGCTATTCGTGCATCACGCATGATGAATGACCTCCGGGTCAAGATGGGCAAGCAGCCTATTGATATTAATGTTATTGATGACCTTACTGATGAAGAGTATGCTAACGCTAAGAAAAATCTGGCTTCGACTAAGTTCTATGTCTATGATCACCTTGGCAACAACGCAATGGCAAACCTCCTTGCTCGTATGGAGTTCATGGCTATCTCATTGGGAGTTGAAGTTATTGTTCTTGATCACATCACTGCGGCTGCGGCTGGACTGATGGGGTTCACAGGCAAGGACATTGACGGTGGTAGCAGTGAGCGCATCATTATCGACACGCTGATGAAGGAACTCAGGTCGCTGTGTGCGCGTACTGGTGTTCACGTTGATATTGTTTCACAACTTAAGAAGACTGACAAAGCGTACGAAGAAGGAAATAGAATTACGCTTCAAGACCTTAGGGGTTCAGGTGCGTTGTCATCTGTGCCGAATACTGTAGTGGCCCTCGAAAGAAACAGGCAGGATCCCGATCCCGTGATTAGCAACACAACTATCGTTAGAGTACTAAAGAACAGACTTACGGGTCGCTGTGGAGTTGCATCCGCTCTCTACTACGACCACACGACATCCAGATTGCTTGAGAAGGACTTTGCATTTGGAGATAATGGTGAAGTAATGTTTGATGAATCAGCCGAAGCCAACCCGTTTGGTGAAGGAACGTCCATTCAGGAGGATAAGTGACTTGGAACTCATCTGGGACATCGAAGCGAACGGTCTCGCGTACACAACAATCAACAAAAAGGGGGAACCAATCCCTGCGGCTACCAGAGTTTGGTGCATCGTGGCAAGAGAGGCAGGCTCAGAGAGAGTCTACACGTACGGCCCCGGAGACATCGAGCGGGGTATTGAACTCCTTAATCGCGCTTCTCTGTGGATTGGTCATAATCTTATCGGGTACGACATCCCCGTTCTTTCTAGATTTGGCCTTACTCGTAGCTGCCCTGTTCTTGATACTCTCGTTGTTTCTCGACTGATGTATCCTGACAAGAAAGATGTAAAGTTTCCTCTTCATAATAAGAAGGGGATTCATTCACATTCTTTGGAAGCATGGGGTCGGAAGCTTGGAGAAGACAAGCAGGACTACGAAGGTGGCTGGGAAGCATACTCCGAAGAGATGCTTGACTACTGTGTACAAGACGTAGAAGTTAATAATAAAATTTATGATTACCAAAAGCCTTGGGTTGAAGAGAATAGAAAAGTTGTTCAGTTCGAGCATCTTGTTGGTCACGTATGTGCTGACATGACGAAGCAAGGCTTTGGTTTTGATATAGAAGGCGGTACTAGACTTCAGTACGAGCTTCTTGGTGAGAAAGCAGAAATCGAGGATAACCTCCAAAAAATTTTTCCCACTATTACAGAAGAACGTTGGTCAGAAAAGACCGGAAAACAATTGAAGTCTAAGGTTACGGTATTCAATCCCGCATCTACCAAGCAAATTGCTAATAGATTTAATCAGAAGTATAGCTGGAAAGCACCTGTCAGTGAGAAGGGTAACCCTAACTGTGATACTAAAGTATTAAAGAGTCTTAAGTTTCCAGAAGCTAAAGAAATTCTTCGCTACAGAGATATCCAAAAGCTTCTTGGTATGGTAGAGGATTGGATTGTCCGTGCTGATTCGTCAAATGACAAACGTATTCACGGTAACTTCAATCATCAAGGCGCGGCTACGGGTCGAGCCACTCACTCGCAGCCGAACGTTGCTCAGGTAGATAAGAACCCTAGATCAAGAGGGCTTTGGAAACCACACGACGGTCACGTACAAGTAGGCTCTGACCTTAGCGGTCTTGAGTTGCGTATGCTTGCACATCAAATGGCTGAGTACGATGGTGGTGAGTACGCTAAAGAAATTCTTGAAGGTGATATCCATACTACCAACATGAATGCCGCAGGCTTGAGTGATAGGGACCAAGCAAAAACATTTATTTACGGCTTCCTATATGGTGCCGGATCTGAAAAGATTGGTCAGATTGTTGGTGGTAACGCCCGTGATGGTCAACAACTTAAAGATAAATTCCTAAGGCGATTGCCTGCACTTAAGAAAGTAATTAACAATGTCCAATTTCAGTCAGCGAAGCATGGTTCTGTTATATTGTTGGATGGTCGGCGTGTTCCTGTTAGAAGTGATCATGCTGCTCTTAACACACTGCTACAGGGAAATGGTGCAGTTATTTCTAAACTCTGGCTCGTACTGGCCCACAAGTATCTTTCCTCCGAGGGGGTAAAGTTTATGGGCTGGATCCACGATGAGATACAAGTGTCTTGTAAAAAAGATATTGCTAATCGTGTTGGCTTGACTTTGGTTAAAGCTGCTAAAGAAGCAGGAGAAAGATTTAAAGTTAGAATGCCAATAGATGCTGAATACGTTATTGGAGAATCATGGGCAGATACGCATTAAAGATATATCTGTATAAACCAGACCATAGTAGGTGGGACCAACGATTAATGTCGTTAGTTTCCAAAGTATATTGGGGCCACATTGCCTTGTGCATTGGCCCTGCTTTGTATTACTTAGATAAGAAAAAAGGCATGAGGATATGTAAAGAAGAATCCGTACATAAACTTATGCAATGGGATGAATGTTTATTCTTAGAAGAGTTAATTATTAATGATCCTAAAGTATTAGAACGTTTGAATAATTCTGAGTACAAACAATCATCTACGTTGTACACCACCCTGTGGTGGTATGTAGGAAAGATATTGCGGCTTCCTGTTCCTAAACTATGTTCTACAGAAACGTGCGTAATACTACAAAAACTTAACTTTGATATACCTCAATACTTAACAGCAGAAGAAATTAAGGAGTGGTTGTATGAAAATAATTGCATTCGCGGGTCGCGCAGGCGTTGGCAAAACGACAATTGTTCGTGAACTTATGAGACTTTTGTATGAGGCTGGGTATTCACCTGCCTATATTCCTTTTGCAAAAGAACTAAAAGAAGAAGCTAAAACATTGGGATATGACAAAGAGTCTAACCTAAAAGGATATAGAAAACATTGCCAAGAATTAGGCGCAACTAAAAGAAAAGAAAATCCTGACTACTGGATAGAAAGGTGGGAAGAACATGTTGAGAAAGCGATGTCTGAAGAAAACTCAAGTACATCTTCTCATAAAAGAGTTATCCTTGTCGATGACTGTCGATATCTTAACGAGACAGAAAGAATTAAAAACAGAGGCGGAAAAGTTATCTTCGTTTCTGGAGGAGATAGAACTCTTGCTGATGATTCAGGGACTTGGAGAACCCACGAATCCGAAGCCTTAGCTAACTTAACAGATCGTACCCTGCAACACAAGCACGATATGATCTCACCGTTCTGTGAGTACTATTGGAATACTGAGTCGTTAGAAGAACTTGAAGAAGATATTAGCTTAATCTTTGAAGAATGGCTGGAAGAGTTTCCGTGTACGTGCGAACTATGTGTAGCGCGTAGGCAAAATAGAAAGGTCGATGCGGACAAAGTTATGTACGAGATTAAAGAAATACTGTTATCAGAAGATATAGACATTAATGAGATTTATAAAGATGATTCGACAACCGAAAGTGGCAGCGATTGATGGAGATATTATAGCCTATCGTATAGCCTGTAAGGTTGATATTAATGGTGACAAGTATTTAGTCCAGAACATTCAGGAGTATGTAGCTGAGTGGACTCCTAGTGACGTAGATCATATCCTATTAACTTTTAGCTGTAACAGGTCCGATAATTTTAGGAAAATATACTGGCCGCAATATAAAGAACATCGCAATGTGGTTGCTAAACCCGATTCGATGTCTTATGTTATTGAAGTAATGTCTGGTATTTATGAAAGCCTAAAGAAAGATATCATTGAAGCGGACGATATTATGGGTAAGCTAGCATCTGCTGGTAAAGCCGTAGCCGTAACAATCGATAAAGATCTTAGAGGAGTACCCGGATGGCACTGGAATCCCGATAAAGAATGGGAGCCTCGGTATATAACCCAGAGCGAAGCTGACAGGTTCTTCTGTAAGCAGTGGATCATGGGTGATAGTACTGATAAGGTTCCCGGCATCCCTAAGGTAGGTCCGGTCAAAGCGGAGCGACTACTCGATACCGTAGAGCCTCATAATAGAGAGCAGTTAATTCTAGCAGAGTATGAAAAGAAGGGGCTATCAGAAGAATATGCCCTCGGTCAAGCTACTGCAATTCGTATTTTAAGGATTGGCGAAAAGCCCGTTCTTTGGCAACCAAGCTGGTATGTCTAAAAAACCCAGCTATTAGCTACAAAAGGAGAAGCACATGGATTTTTTTGGTAATTTTATTCACCAGTCTAGGTACGCTAGGTGGGACTCGTCTAAGGAAAGGCGAGAAACTTGGACAGAGACTGTTGATAGATATTGGGATTGGATGGTAGGAAAGTTTCCTATCTTAGGACAGAGGCCCGACATTAGGGAAGCTATCCTAAATAAGAATATTATGCCTAGTATGAGAGCAATGATGACAGCAGGCGAGGCAGCAGACAGGGACAATACGTGTACCTACAACTGCTCATACCTGTGTCTTAATGGTCCTCAGGAGATGGCAGAATTAACTTATATTCTTATGAATGGCACTGGCGTAGGATTTTCTGTAGAAGAAACCGTAGCCGCTAAGTGGCCTGATATCCCTTATGAAATTATCCGTGATGAGAATGTTAAAATTGAGGTAGGAGATTCAAAAGAAGGTTGGGCAGATTCAGTTAAAGAATTGCTTGACTATCTTCTTGACGGAGTTCATCCCACTTGGGATGTCTCTCAAGTCCGTGCCTCAGGAGAAAGATTGAAGATCTTCGGGGGCAGGGCCAGCGGCCCTCAACCATTAGAAGATGTATTCAGGTTTATTACTAATCTGTTCTACAATAAACGTGGCACACGGCTCCGCCCCGTTGATCTTCATGATATGGCTTGTTCTATTGGTAATGCTATTGTTGTTGGAGGAGTACGCAGGTCAGCGATGATCTCATTGAGCGACCTCTCTGACATTGAGATGGCTAAGTGCAAGTCAGGTAACTGGTGGGACACCAATGGACAGAGAGCCTTGGCTAACAACTCTGCTGTGTATAACCACAAGCCCAGCATGACTGAGTTCCTTGTCGAGTGGGCCAACCTCTATGAGTCCCGATCTGGAGAGCGAGGTATCTTTAATCGATACGGAGCTAAGAAGGTAATAGAGGAAACTGGTATGCGTAAATTTGGTCATTCATTTGGTACTAACCCATGCGGTGAGATTACCCTGCGTCATAAGCAGTTCTGTAATCTTACTGAAGTTGTTATCAGAGAGAAAGATGCCACCCCTGATATTGAATTAAAGATTGAGCAGGCTACCATCCTTGGCACCTGTCAGTCAGCCCTTACGTATCTCCCTTACTTGTCTAAGGAATGGGAAAATAACAGCAAAGAAGAAAGACTTCTTGGTGTATCGTTGACGGGTATCTGGGATAACCCTCATACTTATGGAAAGATTTCCCTTGGTATTCTTAGCGGTAGACTTAAGCGATGGAAGGCATTGGCTCACGAAACCAATGCTGCATGGGCAGAGCGAATTGGAATTAATCCTTCTGCCGCAATCACCACCGTCAAGCCATCAGGCACTGTGAGTTGTCTTGTAGACAGCGCATCAGGTATCCACCCAAGGTACGCTCGGTATTACATCAGGCGTGTCAGGATGGACAAGAAGGATCCTCTGTCGAAGCTCATGGTTGATCAGGGTGTACCCAACGAACCGTGCGCTCTCAACCCGGACTCCACTATCATCTTCTCCTTCCCAATCGGCGCACCGGAATCTGCTGTCACTCGGACGGATGTCTCGGCAATGCGTCACTTGGAACTCTGGATGGTGTACAAGAAGCACTGGACGGATCACAATCCCTCCGTTACCATCGAGTATTCTGATGACGAGTTCATGGAGATCGGTGACTGGGTGTACAAAAACTTTGATGATATTCAGGGAATCTCATTCCTTCCCCGATCAGAACATGTCTACAAGCAAGCTCCCTTTGAGCCAGTAGATGAAGTTTCTTACTTAGTGGCTTGTGATAAAATGCCTATTCTTAAATGGGATAAGCTTTCCGAATACGAAAAAGAAGACAATACAAAATCTAGTCAAACCTTTGCTTGTGTAGGCGGTCAATGTGAGATCGTAGATACGGTAGAGAATTAGGAGAACACTATGCACAATATTGATCAAGTAATCAGGAGATTACGTCTAAGTGGATCTGGAACGCCTCCTTCAACGGGAGAAATTCGTAGTCTTTTTATTCACTTACTTAAAAAAGTGGAGGAGTTAGAACATGAAGTTTCCTTATGTAGATCCAAAACTTGTGGAACAACTGGAGAAGCTGTACCCTCCCTTGAACCCAAGCTTAGAGGACGTAAAGGATCCTCACCTAAGTCTGAGTCTAGCTCATAGAGCAGGGCAACAGGAACTTATTATTAAATTAAAATCTATTAGCGCAGAACAGAATAGGAGGTAAGCCATGGGAGCGGTTGGAATAGGAGGAACGGAAGTACTTGAAGATTTTACTTTAGCTGATATGCAAGAAACCGGAACAGTCGAATTTCGGCTTGAGGATATTGCAAATAGAGTTTATAATCAAGTTCATAGAGGTAACCGAGGTGAATGGGGCAGTCAATATCATATGCACGATTCTTTAGAAGACAACGCTCCAGAACAGCATCAATTAAACATAATGGCTGAATTTTATAATAATTTTGGTGGTGTCATTGGAAATATTACAGATGACTTTACTAATACTTTAGGTAAATTAGAGATTAAAGAAGATTATTTACAAGCAACTCAAAAAGAATTAACCTCTATTGTAGGTAGTATTGAAGAAGCTGCAAAACTATTAGAACGTCCTTCAAAGAAAAAAATTAGATCTTTAGGCGATTTAACAAATAGTTATAAACAAGTTAAATTTGCTCGGCAGGCAGCAGCTTCTGAGTTAGAAGTACAGAGTATTGACACCGGCCCTACTATTTCATACGTCGATCCCATTACAGGTAAAACGGTAACAAGAAACCAATTTAGAGGGGCAGATCCTACAGAACATTTAGGGTCGTTTAATACGCAAGCTTTAAACGATTCAAAAGCTTACTTTAAAAATAGGGTATATGCTGATAGCGTAGGAAGATTTAACGTACAAAAAAATAGAATCCAAGAATGGTGGGATAGCGCAGACCATCAATTGACAGTAATAGGTCAAGATCACAACGGAATGGATGTTTTAGGATATTCAAATTTTGATGTTGATCATGTTCTTACGATGGGAGGAGGACTTGGATGGTTAAGTGGGGCAGAAGGGGGCGTTATTACTCAAACCGCAATGAATTCCTTCTTATCTGGAAGTATGGACGGGCGTATGCAACAAACCGCTGAAAGGGATGCTTTTAATTCTTTAGTTGGTTTTTCTACTTTACGAGAAGATAATAATTGGCATCACAATATTGGAGCAGGTGGCATATTAAGTTTAGAAGATCACATGAAAGAAACTATTTATGATCAATTAGCGGCTCTTACAACAAATCTTTATGGCGGGTTATATTCTACTGCTTCTTCTCAATTAGGGGGAACATTAGCTGCTGCCAATGCTGGTTTTGGTACTGCTATGGAAGCTTTTAAAGCAAGCGAAGAACAAAAATATGTTGCAGGAGAAAAACAAAAAGCACTTAGACAATCTCTTAGAGATTTAGATGAAGTATTTGCCGCTAATAAAAGAAGATTATTACCTAAAGAAAACAAACCTAAAGCTAGGTTTACTGGATTTAAAGGAGCTAGACCACAATGATTAATTTTGTACCACCCGGAAAACTAAACGGGAATTTATATGGCCCGTATTATGGAGGCGCACCTGTTATGCAACAGATTGATCCTGCGGCGTTAATGCAAGCTCAAGCGGACGCGGATCAACGAATGGCTCAACTGACTTTAGACCAAAGAGCAATGGAACTAGATTTCCAAAGAGAACGAGAAGCTTTTGCATTATCTCAAAGAGATCAAGAAACACAAGTTGCTATGATGGAACAGTCTATTCAAGAAGCAATGGAAAGTCTTTTAACAGGTGAAATTGAAGAGCAGGAAGAGGCAG